TGTTATAATTTTGATACGATTATAGTAGGGAAAGAAATAAAACAATTTTATAGTTGGTTGTTTTAATAAATTGTTAATCTAAAAGAATGTTCACAGTAAACAAAGATACGAGTTTGAGTGTAGATTTGATTAAGATGGCTATTGAAGTAAATGAAGATGAGCGAGAGAGGTTTGAGAGATTAGACAGATATTATATTGGCAATCACGATATTCTCGAAAGGACGAAACCGAAAACAGCAAAGAATAACAAAGTTGTTGTTAATCACGCAAGTTATATAGTCGATTTGAATACTGGATACTTAGTAGGTAATCCTGTTGATTATAAAATTGATGATAAGTTTGATGCAGAAGAAGTTTTAGAACAATACAGAGAACAAGTAATTTCTAATACTGATAATGAGATAGTTAAGAAGTTGGGCATTTTTGGTAGGCAGTATGAATTGGTTTATAATGTAGGAAATGATACTAGAAGTGCTATTGTAGACGATAGAAATTGTATTTGTGTTTATGATGATACTGTTGAGCATAATAAATTATTTGCTATTTTGTATCAATTAGGGGAAAGGAAAGGAGAGTATAAAAGCATTAAGGTTTACGATAACAAATTTTTTTATGATTGTGTAGTTGAAGGAAAGACAATAGCAATCGGTGAAGGAATACCGCATTTATTTGGAAAAGTTCCTGTTATTGAGTTTAAGAATAATAGTGAAATGACTGGGGATTTTGAGCAAGTGATAAGTTTAATTGATGCTTATAATACTTTGCAGTCAGATAGAATAAATGATATTGAACAACTGGTTGAAAGTATCTTGGTTGGTTATGGGGTTCAATTAGAAGAAAAGCAGATGCGAGAGTTAATAGAACAAAGAACATTATTTGGTTTACCAATAGACAGCAAACTGGATTATCTAATGAGGCAGTTGGACGAAGGGCAGTTAGACATTTTAAGAAAGACTATTGAGAATGATATTTTTAAGATAGCGAAAGTTCCTAATATGTCAGACGAAAACTTTGCTGGAAATAGTAGTGGTGTTGCTTTGAGTTACAAGTTACTTCCTTTTGAAATGAATACTACTACAAAGGAAAGGTTTGTTGAAGATGGATTAAAGGAAAGATTTGAACTTTATAACAATTATTATGTAGCACTTGGTAAAATGGAGAAAATACCTTTAAGTAAGATAGATGTTACATTTAAGAGAAGTTTACCACAAAACCTAGTTGAGTTAAGTCAGATAATAGTGAATCTTCAAGGATTAGTTGATGACGAAACATTGGTTGGTTTACTACCATTTGTTGATGACGCAGGTGCAGTAGTTGAGAAGAACAGAGAAGAAGAAAGGGAAAGGCTTGGAATAGGAAACTTTGGAACTGCAAAAGAGAATACAGGGGAAGAAAATGAGAAGGTAGGATTGGAAGAAGAAGCAGGAATAGAATAACTTGATAGGATTTAGAAATGGCAAAGAGTTTAGCACAGACTGATATGCTGTATCAGAAAAGTTTGATTAAGCAATGGGAAGCAAGGGCTGTTCAAAGAACTGTTATGTCAGAAATGACTTCTAGGCAGTTGATAAATAGAGTTATTCCAATGTATGAGGAAACCTTAAGGGATATTGAAAGAGAATTGAAGGAGTTATATTTACAAAATTCTAATGGACAGGTTTTAGATGTTGCAAAGTTAAGAGAGAAATTGGTAGGCAATGACAGGAAAAAGGTGTTATTGAAATTGAAAGAAAAAATTACTTTGGCTGGATATGATTATAAGAAGGTTTTGAATAAAGATTTTCTATATAAGTTAGACAGGTTAGAAGGTTTTAGACAGTATGTGTATTGGAGTGTTAAGGACTTGGTTCCTGAAATGACGATATCTGAAAGGAAATATTACTCGGATATAATTAAACAGGCGTATGCTTTAACAAGAGAAGATAATGCTTTAAGAATGATGTATAAAGGAGTAGGACTTGGTGGGTTAGGAAACTTTAAGGGATATTCAATTACTGGTGGGTTTAATATAATAAATGAAGATTTGATAAACAAGATATTAGAAGATGATTTTCTGGGTAGTAATTATGAGATTAGAACGAATACTAATATCGGAGAGTTTGCTGGTGAATTAAGAAATATTCTGGGAATGAAAGCGATAACAGGAATGTCTATTGATAAAACTTCTAAGATTATACACGAAAGGTTTGGAGTAGCAGAGAGAAGTGCAGTTAGATTAATCAGAACGGAAAGTATGCATTTTGCTAATCAAGCGGAGTTGCAAGGATATAACGATGATGGAATTGAATATTACAGGTATGTTGCTACATTGGATAATAGAACTTCAAAGATTTGTAGAGGTATGAATGGGACAATCTGGAAACTAAGTGAGGCAGTTGAAGGATATAATTATCCACCTTTACATAGTAATTGTAGGTCTACAACAGTTGCCATTTTTGCAGATGAGATAAGACCAGAAATGGTAATGGAGAGTAGGTATAAAAGAAGTAAGGATTATACTTATGGGGACATTTTGGAAGAAGTATATAAGGGAAATGAAAGGGCATATAGACTAGGGACTGGTGAAAGTTTGAAGATTGGGAAGAAGTAGGAAATAAGAGATTGAATAAAGACAAGAAATAAAAAACTTGATAAGCTGTTACGATTATGATACTATTATATATAGCAAAGGATTAGTTTTATAACCTGTGCTAAAATAAAACAAAAATAAAAGTCTCAAAACTCGACGGAGGTTAAACGGAAAATAAATTATTATGCTGATGTTATGTCAGACAAAAAAATAAACTCGGCAGAAATTGACACATCTAAGGTTTCTGCAATTAAAGAGGGTTCAGATGGAGAGGTTATTACTGAAAATCCTGAGAAAGATAATGAAAAATTACTGACTCAGGAACAATTAGAAGCTGTGCTTAAAGAAAGGTTAGAGCGAGAGCGAAGAAAAATCTTAAAGGAAGCACAGGAGAGAATTGAGAAAGAAAGACAGGAGGCTGAAAGACTTGCTAAGTTATCGGCAGAAGAAAAAGAAAAAGAGCTGATTAAAAAGACAGAGGACGAGATTAAAGAAAGAGAGCAACAGGTTGCTATAAGGGAAAACCGAATAGAAGCAGTTGAACTATTTCAAAAATCTGGTGTTCCTGTTGAATTAGTCAGTTATGTGATTGATGTTGATAAAGACAAAACTTTGGAGAATGCTGATAACTTTATTAAAAAGTATAAAGAAAGTGTTTCTAAAACGGTTGCTGAACAGTTGAAAGGAGTAGCACCGAAAGACTTAAAGAGCGAAACAAAAGAGCCTGTCAAGGTAGTAACTTCATTTTAATATTTTTGAATTGAAGTTAATTTATTATTTATAGTAAAATGGCAAAAGAAGACGCATTAAGCATTCTACTTGCTGATGGAACGACTGCTGACAAGTTAAAAGAGAGTTATGCAGAATTAGTTGATATGATTCAAAAGAGTGCAATATCTGCACAGATTAAGAATACAAACCTTTCTGGTAATCCTGAAAGTGGTTCTGTTGAAGCAAGAAGATTGATGACTGCTGAAAGTCAGACATATGGAACAGCCAGAACAGCAGGTGCTGGTGATAAGGTTAAGAACAACGGAGTAACAATTAACCTTGACCAAGATAAAGAAATAGTTGAGGAAGTAGAATGGAAAGATATTCAGTTTTATGGCATTGATGGAATAATTGCTAAAAGACAAGCAAATCATCAAAATGCTATGATAAGAGAACTTGATAGAGCATTTTTCACAGAAGCAGAGAGTGCTGGAAGTGAAGCTACAATAACTGGAACAGAAATTGTCGACCAGTTAGAAGAACTTATACAGTCAGTTGAAACTGTTTCTAATAATAATGTAGACGGTGTTGATAGAGAGATGTTAGTATTAACTGTTACACCTGCTGTATACGGAAAAATTAGAAACTATCTTGATAAGGTAACTAACCTTAACGGACAGGATTACAATGTATTTCACGGAGTAAGAGTATTCTCTAATGTAAGACAGACAGAGGACGCTATTTGTATGGCAGTTGGTTCAATAGCACAGCCAGTAGTAGCACAGCCTTATGTTGTAGAACCTATACCTCTTAGCAACGCTGTGGCAATAGAATTGTTCTATCATTATGGTACAAAAGCAGTAATGCCTGATTTGATTAAGTATGCATCATTAAGTGCTGGAATATCTGCTTAATTGAAAGAGTTGAGCTTGAAGTTAAAATAAAAGATTAAATAAAAAGATTAAAATAAAAGAGCTTAACTTTTTATTAAGTCGGAATGGACGAAGTGATTGGCAAAATTAAAGAATATGTGATTGCTCTGTGTCCTGAGTTAGAAGAAGATAGCAATATTGATTTTATAATCTCTGATGTGATTGATAGATTTTTGGCATACACCAATAGACAGCAATTAGTCGCTGGTTATGAGAGGTTCTTAACTGGGACTTATTATGATAGTGATTATGTCGTTGATGTAACTGGTGAAAGGTTGCCGATACTTCCTATTCCTGTTGAATTAGAAAGGACACTCGCAAGAGTGGTAGTTTCTAGTTATAAGGGAATTAAAGGTTTACTTGCTGATAGCAAGGGAATTAAAAGCATATCGGATAATGGTCAGTCTATTAGTTATGGAGATTATATAGAAAGCTATTTTAATTCAAAGGAAGATGATGACATTTTTGGTAGTGCAAAAACTATTATTGATAGATATAGAATACCAACGATTGTTAGAACGAACTTTACAGAAGGGAATTATAGCAATTTATAAAGAGTAATTTATAAGTCTGAATAAATGGAAATACCTGCAAGTTTTAAGAGCAAAATAAAGGACACATTTTACGATAAGGAGATAACCCCTTATAAGAAAACAAGTACAGTAGACACGGACGGTTTTGCACACGATACTATGTCTACAAAGGGGACTAGTTTCTATGGAAATGTACAGTATGGAAACTTGGCTGAATTGCAAGACCAAGAGGGTATTAAAATTGAAGCTGATTTGTTAATTACAACCGACGCAGTAGTGGAACTTGGGGACATCTTGAAATATGGGAATGATTATTACCGTGTTAAGAGGTTTTTGAAATACGATAGTCATAATTTAATAGCTTGTGATAAATGGTAGGAAAAGTAAAGGTGGTAGCAATTAAAAACTTAGATAAATGTATTGAAAAGTTTGAAAAAGCTGGTGATATAGACTTGAAACCTATTATTAGCAAGTTGACTAGAATTGTTCAAAGGGACGCTAAAATATTAGCACCTGTTGATACTGGAACCCTTATGAATCATATATTTGCTAAGACATTATCTGGTGAAACTGCTTCAAAGGCAGGACTAGGTTCTAATGCAATAGGAGTAGTTTATACAAATATTGAGTATGCGATTTACCAAGAATATGGCTGGTCTAGGGACTTAAAGGACGGAAGGCATATTATATATTCTGGTAAACCTTTTATGCGACCAGCACTTCAAAAGAATGAACAGTTAATAGAAAGGTCTGTTGAAAACTATTTGAGCAATAAATTGAAAAGCATAAAGAAATGATAGAGCCGAAAACAAGTATTTATAATCTATTGAGTACGGTAGGGACTACTTATCAGGCAATGCCTGAAATAGAAGTTACTTATCCGTGCTTGACATTTTCTATTGCTGAGGACAGACCTGAATATACTATGGACGGTGAAATAAGTCATCAAGTGGTTGTTGTGAATGTAGACTTGTGGGCTGAAACAAGCTCTGGGACATCTTCTATGTTAGTTGATTTGGTAACTAAAATGTTAAGTGGTGGGTACAGAATGACTGCCTGTTCTGATATACCTGTTGAGAGTGGAAGTCATTTATCTACTACTTTTGAAACGATAGTGGGTTAAGTGATAAAATAAATGAAAGAAATAAAAGAGAGTTTAATTTATAAGTTATTTAATTTTTAATTTATAGGAAAATGGCAACTAAGAGTTTAGGAACAACATTGACAAAGACCAAGAGTGCAAGTGAAACCGAAGATTTGGTAATCGGTGGGTTAACTTCTATTGGTGAAGTCGGAGTTGAAAGCGATGAGATTGATGTAACGACACTAGATTCAACTGGTGGTTACAAAGAGTTTATTGCTGGGTTTAAGGACGCTGGTGAGGTAGCACTTGCTGGGTTCATAAAAGATACTGATAGTTCACAGGCTATGTTTAACTTGGCAACAAGTCAAAGTATTGAGAAATGGACTATTGCTACACCTGATGGTGCAACTTGGGCATTTGATGCTTTTGTAAAATCTTTTAAGGAAGCAGAAGCAACAGTTGACGGTGTCAGAGGTTTTAGTGCAAGTTTAAGAATAAGTGGTGAACCTACTTATACACCTGCTGGTGCATCAGTATAAGGAATTAGGGG